CCCAAGCTTTTAATTTTTATTTTTTATTAAAAAGTGATAACATCACGCGTATGTTCCAAAGCTTCCCCTACGAACCTCGCAAGCTCGAAGCCACCGAAGCGCGGCTTGAAGCTATCATGCAAGCCTCTAAACTTGGCTTGAAAGGTGACGCTTTAGCTTTAGCGGCTGGCATGACGCCTACCGAGTACCGCCAGTTAGTGTTGTTTGACCCCATTGCTGAATACGCTGAACTCAAAGGGAGAGCCGAAGGTGAACGTGAAATGGCCGAAGTCTTGCATACTGCTGCAAAAGAAGGCGACACCAAGTCAGCCCTCGCCATCTTGCAAAACGTCCACGGCTGGGTCGCCAAACAACAACTCTCTATCGATGTTGATCAGCGCATCTCAATCACTGCTGCTCTCGAACAAGCGCAAGCTAGGGTCATCGACGCTCTCACAAACCAAGAAGCGCAAGTCGTAGAATACAAACCAACCAAAGAGAAACTCAAAGCAGCCTAAATGCAGACTACCCGCTACTCCGCGCAAGATGAACAAGAACTCATGGCGCGGCTTTGGTCGCCAGCCATCAAAGACAATCCACTAGCGTTCGTGATGTTTGCGTTCCCTTGGGGGCAACAAGGTACGCCCTTGGAGCATTTCACTGGGCCACGCAAATGGCAACGCCAGGTACTGAATGACCTAGGCGATCACATCAAAAAGAACAATGGGCAAGTGGACTTTGATGTTCTGCGCTTGGCTATTGCATCTGGGCGTGGTATTGGCAAGTCGGCGCTAGTCAGTTGGCTAGTCCTTTGGATGATGACAACAAGGATTGGCTCGACTGTGATAGTGTCCGCTAACTCAGAAAGTCAGCTTAGGTCAGTGACTTGGGCTGAGATTACTAAATGGTCGTCCATGTCGATCAATAGCTACTGGTGGGAGATTAGCGCTACAAGAGTCATGCCTGCCAAGTGGCTCACTGAACTAGTCGAACGTGACCTTAAGAAAGGCACCCGCTACTGGAACTTGGAAGGCAGACTGTGGTCGGCTGAGAATCCTGATGCGTTCGCTGGAGTCCATAACTACGATGGTGTGATGGTCGTGTTTGATGAGGCATCGGGTATTGACGACTCCATCTGGGCGGTGACCAGTGGCTTCTTTACAGAGAACACGCCTAACCGCTTTTGGTGTTGCTTCTCTAACCCACGGCGCAATACGGGCTACTTCTATGAAGCCATCGAGGGTAGCAAGCGTGACTTTTGGCAATCTAGGCAAGTGGACGCTAGGGATGTAGAAGGTACTGATAAGAACGTCTATAACCAGATTATTGAGGAATACGGCGCTGATTCGTACCAGGCGCACGTTGAAGTGTATGGTTCATTCCCGTCAGAAGGGGACGATCAGTTCATCTCATCGACTTTGGTAGATGAAGCCATGAAACGGGAAAAGCACAAAGATGACTCCGCGCCCATCGTGATTGGGGTAGACCCTGCGCGGTTTGGCTCTGACTCAACTGTTATTGCAGTGCGTCAAGGACGCGACATTGTAGAGATACGCCGATTCAAAGGCGACGATACGATGACTGTGGTTGGCTATGTAATTGAAGCCATCGACCAGTACAACCCCGCTGTAGTTGCAATTGACGAAGGTGGGCTAGGCGCAGGCGTGGTGGATCGGCTCAAGGAGCAACGCTACAAGATTAGGGGTGTGAACTTTGCAAACAAGAGCAGAAACCCGATGATGTATGGCAACATGAGAGCGCAGATTTGGGGGCAAATGAAGGAATGGCTCAAATTGGCGTCCATCCCTAAAGAAAAGATGCTCAAGACCGACCTCATCTCACCGCTGATGAAACCTGACTCTAAAGGTGCCATCTATTTGGAATCTAAAAAAGACATGAAAGCGCGGGGCTTGGCGTCACCAGACAGCGCCGATGCCATAGCGCTAACTTTTGCGTTTCCTGTTGCACATCGGGAAAGTAAAGGTACAATGCGAAAACAAACGTATCAATCTCAAAGCGCAGCTTTGAACTCATGGATGGGATCATAATGGCAACTAAACCAGGACTGTACGCAAACATTCACGCCAAGCAAGCGCGTATCAAAGCAGGTAGCGGCGAAAAAATGAGAAAGCCGGGAGCCGCAGGCGCGCCCACAGCTAAAGACTTTAAGCAATCAGCTAAGACAGCCAAAAAAGGTAAATGATATGCTTGAAACAATCTTAGAACTTTTTAGATTTGGCCGTAAACAACCTAAACTACAGGAGCAACCATGCCTCTTAAAAAAAGCGGTAGTAAAGAAGCCTTCCGTCAAAACGTCAAAGCCGAAGTCAAAAGTGGCCGTCCGGTCAAGCAAAGCGTCGCCATTGCGTACGCTGTTAAAAGAGAAGCCAGTAAAGGCAAAACCAAAAAATGAGTCTAAAACCTCTAAGTAATTGTGTTTTAATACGTCAAGACACAGAAAAATTATCTGAGTTAATAGTTTTACCCCAAAATAAATTATTTAGCGGTATCATAGTGGCAATTGGTGAAGGTAAAAAAAATCCAAAAGGATTTATTGAGCCTATGAACGTCAAAGAAGGCGACCATGTGCTATTCGGTGAGTTTTCCGGGCAAAAGGTCACTGTTGATGGCGAAGAATTGTTGATGATGAAAGAGCCAGACGTCATAGGAATATTGGATGCTTAGTAGAAAAGAAGCCAAAGCACAAGGATTAAGCAAATACTTTACAGAAATACCCTGTAAGTATGGGCATACTTCTGAACGTTTTGTTTCTACTAAAGCTTGCGCCGAATGTAATAAAATAAAAACAACAGCTTGGCGAAGCAAAAACGCGGTAAAACATAAGCAATTAAGAGCCGAGTATTACCAAAGAAACGCAGATAAATTAAGGCAAATAAAGATTACAAATTACTGGAAAAAGCCTGAAGAAAATAGAGCTTATTCAGCTAAATATTTGCGTGAAAATCCAGCTAAAGCTATTGCTTACAACGCCAAACGCTATGCAAGTAAAAAGCAACGCACACCCGCTTGGTTAACTTTGGTTGATTTTGAGCGTATGGAAAATGAATATAGACTTGCAGCATTGCAAACTAAAATAACGGGGACAATATGGCACGTTGACCATATAATTCCGTTACAAGGCAAGAATGTATGTGGGCTGCACGTCCCTACTAATTTGAAAGCTATTCCTGGTATGGACAATCTAAGAAAGAGTAATCATTATGGCCTATGATCAGTCATCCATGAATATTGTCGGCAAAGTAGCCAACGTAGGTAGTAACCCTACTACTACTCCAAATGAGCAGTCCGATACGCTTGCCACCATGCGCCATCGCTTTCAAATGGCAATGTCTGCGTACTCTGAATCAAGAGAAGATGAGCTTGATGACCTTCGGTTTATGGCTGGTTCGCCAGACAATCAATGGCAATGGCCTGCTGACGTATTGGCAACGCGTGGCTCTGTTCAAGGACAAACTATCAACGCAAGGCCTTGTCTTACAATTAACAAACTGCCACAGCACGTTCGTCAAGTTACAAACGAACAACGTCAAAATCGACCCTCTGGAAAAGTCATTCCAGCCGACGATAAAGGCGACATTGAAGTAGCTGAAGTGTTTGAAGGCATGGTTCGTCACATTGAATATATGTCAGATGCTGATGTTGTCTATGACACTGCTTGCGAAAACCAAGTGACTTATGGTGAAGGCTATTTCCGCATATTGACTGAGTTTTGTTACGATGATTCATTTGACCAGGACATTCGTTTAGGTCGTATTCGTAACGCATTTAGCGTTTACATGGATCCAATGATCCAAGACCCTGCGGGTTGCGACGCTGAATGGTGTTTTATCAGTCAAGACCTAGAAAAGCAAGAATATGAACGGCTATTTCCTAATGCCGCGCCCATTACTTCCATTATGTCCCAAGGTGTAGGCGATGAATCCCTTTCCCAATGGATAAATGAAAACACTATTCGTATTGTTGAGTATTTTTATTACACTCATACCCCAACTAAGCTTAATTTGTACCCAGGCAATCAATCATTTTATGATGGCAGCCCTGAAGATAAAAATATGAAAGTAATGGGCTTAAAACCCATTAAAACTCGCACCGTCGATGTTAAAAAAGTTATGTGGATGAAAACCAATGGCTACGAAGTTCTTGAAGAACAAGAATGGGCAGGCAAATGGATTCCTGTAATTCGCGTTGTAGGTAATGAATTTGAAGTAGATGGACGTATTTTTGTATCTGGTTTAGTTAGAAACGCTAAAGATGCACAACGTATGTACAACTATTGGGTATCACAAGAAGCAGAAATGCTTGCATTGGCTCCAAAAGCACCATTTATCGGTTATGGCGGTCAATTTGAAGGCTATGAAACTCAATGGAAAACGGCCAATACAACTAACTGGCCGTATTTAGAAGTTAATCCTGATGTAACTGATGGAATGGGCGCAACATTGCCCCTACCGCAGCGCGCCCCACCTCCATTAGCTCAAACAGGTCTAATTCAAGCCAAAATGGGTGCTAGTGACGATATTAAGTCCACAACAGGGCAATATGACTCTAGTTTAGGTGCTACAAGCAATGAGCGTTCAGGTAAAGCCATTCTTGCGCGTGAGCGTCAAGGTGATGTTGGTACATTCCACTACGGCGATAACCTTACCAAAGCAATTCGTTTTGCAACACGTCAATTAATTGATTTGATTCCTAAAATTTACGATACCGAGCGTATTGCTCGTATAGTAGGTGTTGATGGCGAAGTGTCTATGGTTAAAATTAATCCTGAACAACCTGAGCCAGTTAAAAAAATTACCGACCAAACTGGAATTGTGATTGAAAAAATTTATAACCCTAGCGTGGGTGTGTATGATGTGGTCGCTACAACTGGCCCAGGCTACATGACTAAACGCCAAGAAGCTCTTGAAGCTATGGCGCAAATTTTGCAAGGCAACCCTGAGCTATGGAAAGTGGCTGGCGATCTATTTGTTAAAAATATGGATTGGCCTGGCGCGCAAGAGATGGCTAAACGCCTTGAAAAGACGATTGATCCTAAATTGATTGCTGATACTGACGAAGATCCAGCATTGCAAGCTGCACAACAACAAATGCAAGCAATGGGGCAAGAAATGGAACAAATGCACCAAATGTTGCAAAACGTGGGTAAATCCATTGAAATGCAAGA